TGTTAAAATATCAAACAGTTATGATAGTAAAAAAATAGAAATATTAACTTATGATAGTGATGTTTTAGTAGACCAAGAAAATTTTGAAGTAGATAATAAAATTGAATTTTATAGAATGTTATTCTTAGATTTAAACAAAACATATAATATTGTTTTTAAAATATATGATAAAACATCAGGAAATTTAATAGAAGAAAGATTTGCATCAACAGAAAATTTAAAAAATAACGGGTTATTTACAAGAAAATGAAAATTTGTCAAGTCCATCCAAATTGTGGAATTCAAATTCCACCACCCTCTTGGGGAGCTATTGAAAAAATAATATGGGAATTTAAATGCAATTTAGAAAAATTAGGTCATGAAGTAGACATTAAATTTGAGGAAGAAATAAACACAGGTCAATATTGCCAGTATGATATTGTAATGGTTCATGTAGCTAATTTAGCAAATAAACTAAGTGCTAGAAATATTCCCTATATATTCCAATTTCACGACCATCACGCTTTCCATTATGGTAAAGATTCTCAAGTATATAAAGAAAATCTCCAAGCAATGGAAAATTCATTAGTATCTTTAGTTCCTGCTAAATATTTAGTAAATTATTTTGATACTAATAAAGTAGAATATTTTTCTCATGGAGTAAATACTGATATTTTTATTCCAATCGAAAAATCCTTTAAAGAACATAAATTATTATGTTTAGCGAATAATGGTTTAGGAGGATATGGTTCACACGATAGAAAAGGATTTGGATTAGCTATTGCTGTTGCTGCTCAAAGAGGATTATCTATTACTATTGCTGGTCCTTGGAATAACCGAAACTTTTTTAATGATAATCCATGGACTTTAGCTTATCCTAGATTAAGTATAGTATTTGAACCAAATCACCAGGAGGTATTAAAACTTTATCAAGATCATACTATTTTTATGCATCCTAGTGAATTAGAAGCTGGACATCCAAATTTAACTATATTAGAAGCAGCCGCTTGCGGTATGCCAATTAATGGATGGATTGAAATGGAAACAGATTTTTATGGAATGTGGAGATCACCCCGCGATTTTTTTGAATTATTAAGAGGAATAGATGATATTACGGCTAATTATGATTCCTATAGTCAACAAGCTAGAGAACACGCTGAATCTTTATCTTGGTTTAATCGTACACAAGATTTATTAAAAATATTTAAATTATTTATATAAATGTCACATAAAGAACAAATGCATTTTGTATGGGAAATATGGAAGAAATTCCCAGAATTTTTTCAAAATACTAAAGTATTAGAAATTGGATCCTTAATTATAGAAAAACCAGCTATATCAAGAAATATATTTACAAACTGTGAATATATAGGAATAGACATAAACCCGGGACCTGGAGTTGATGTAGTAACTTTAGGACATTTATATGATGCTCCTGATGAAACTTTTGATATGGTAATGTCTTGTGAATGTTTTGAACATGATATGTACTACGAAAAAACAATTAATAATATGATTAGATTACTTAAACCAGGAGGATTAATGTTTTTTACTTGTGCTACTACTGGTAGACCAGAACATGGTACTAAAAATTCAACACCCCAAGATTCACCTTTTACATCTCAAATAAAAGAATGGGATAATTATTATAAAAATTTAACTGAAACAGATATTAGAAATATATCATATTTTAGTAAAAATATGCATGGTCATTATTTTGCATCTTTTGAAGCATCTAATGATTTATACTATTACGGATGGAAAAATCACAAATAATTTTTTAATTTATATGAAAGAAATTTTAATACAAGAATACAACAACACAACTCAATTAGGAATTAGTCCTAAAGAACCACGAAATAATTTTTTTCTTCATTTTGTACAATCTGCTTTTTTTGAAATTACTGGTAATTTTGATAGAGAATATTTAGTTAAATTTATTAATCAAGACAATGATGAATTAATTTGGCAAACATCAGTTACTAATAATATGTGGACTAAAGTTCCTAGAGAATATTTTATTAATTACAAAGTTCAAGCATTTAATAAATCAACAGGTGAATTAGAATTTGAACACAAATATAACGCCGAAGGTAAAAGAGTATTTCTTTGCCTAGATTCAGGAGCTTTAGGTGATACATTAGCATGGTTTCCTTATATTGAAGAATTTAGAAAAAAACACAAATGTCATGTTATTTGTTCCACTCACCACAATGATTGGTTCAAAACTAAATATCCAGAAATTGAATTTGTTAAACCTGGTACTAGAGTAAATGATTTATATGCTATGTATTGTATTGGATGGTATTATGATGAAGATAAAAAATATGTAGAAACAAAACATCCTCGTGAGTTTAAAGATATTCCACTACAACAAACTGCTACTGATATTTTAGGGTTATCTTTTACTGAAGTAAAACCAATTTTAAATTTTAAAGATAGAGGAAAACAAATTAAAGATAAATATGTTGTAATAGCTCCTCATGCTTCTGCACATGCTAAGTATTGGATGTATCCTAAAGGTTGGCAAACTATTATAGATTATTTAAATGATAAAGGTTATAAGGTAGTAATGATTACTCAAGAACCTTTAGGTGATAAATGGCATGATTCTAAATTAGGAGGAACTTTAAAAAATGTTATAGATAAAACTGGTGATTTTCCATTAGAAAATAGAATGGTTGATATTAAACATGCTGATTTATTTATTGGAGTAGGAAGTGGAATGAGTTGGTTATCTTGGGCCTTAAATACTCCTACAATTTTAATTTCCGGATTTAGTGAACCATACACCGAATTTCAAGATTGTGAAAGAATATTTAATGCAGATCCTAATGTATGTACAGGATGTTTTAATAAACATTGGTTGAATCCTGGTGATTGGGAATGGTGTCCTGAACACAAAAACACATCAAGACATTTTGAATGTACAAAAACTATTAAACCTGATCAAGTAATTGTGTCAATTGATAAAGTTTTGAATATTTATTAATAAATAAAATATGGCAACTTTAAATCCATCAAATGTAGTAAACGGTAATACAATACAAGCGTCAGATATTGAACAATTATATAATGCTTTTGGTACTGGCTCAGCAGGATTTGCAACTATTACTGGAGTAAGTCTAACAGGTAGTATAACTAATGCTGATGGGGCTACCTTAGCAGCATCTGCCTCTAAAATAACAACCGCTATTACAGGTGGAGGTACTCATTATTTAACTTTTGTTCCAGGAGTAGGTACTTATAGTACTAAAATTGATAATGATTTAGAATATAATCCTACTACAAATACAGTAACTGTTACTGCTTCATTTGCTACTTCGGCTTCACATGCTGTTACTGCTTCTTATGTAAATTCTTCTCAAGCTAACCAAATTAATGGAATAAGATATAGTGCTAGTTTAGCAACTCCAAATACATTATTTAGTTTTATTGCTGGTTTTGCTACTACAGGAGCAGGTCCTGCTACAGCTAGTATAAGTATTCCTCAACTTGGAGGAAAAGCATTAGGAACATCAGCATTCGTAACAGCAACCGTTTCAGGAAGCATAAATAGTATAAGTGTAAATAGTTTAATAGGAACTACTTTAACATTTGAATCCCAAAATCCAAACACAGACTTTTTTTACACAGTATTTTATACATAATATATGACAACACAAGTTATAACTCCCGAAGAACTTACACAAGTTCAAAGTTTACAATCTAGAAGAGATCAATTAACAATTGATTTTGGTTACATCGAATTTCAAATACAAGAATTAGAACTAAAAAAAGAATCTCTTGTTGATGCTCTTACCCAACTAAAAAATGAAGAAATTCAAGTTGGTAAAATAATCTCCGAAAAATATGGAGAAGGAAGTATAAACATCACTAAAGGAGAATTCACCAGTTCTAATTAATTTTGACTTTTTCTGTAATATTTATTACGGAATAAAATCAATATAACTTTAGAAACATGGCAACAAATACATTAGTATCTCCTGGCGTACTTCAATTAGAAAATGACCAGTCCTTTATTACGCAAAACCCCGTAAACGTTGGGGCTGCTATTATTGGTCCTGCAGTTAAAGGTCCTGTAGAAGTTCCTACAATTGTTACTTCTTGGAGCGATTACCAAAACAAATTTGGTACTACATTTTTAAGTGGTAGTAACATTTACACGTACTTTACTTCAATCGCGGCTTTTAACTATTTTAATAATGGTGGAGACACTATGTTAGTAGCTAGGGTTGTTTCAGGTACATTCTCAGAAGCAACTTCTACTCCTATTGTTAATGCAAATTTAGCAACAACTGCTTCCGTTACTGTTAGTAGTGCTAGTTTAGCTCCTTTTATTACTCCTACGGGATCGTTTTTAATTAATGGAATTACAATTGCCGTTACTGGAAGTACAACACCTGCTAATACAGCAACAATAATATTTGTAGCCTCAGGTTCAACACCAGCAAATACAGTTACAGCTATTGTAGCAGCATTTAATGCTAGTTCTTCTGTAGCTCCATATAGTTCTTCATTACAATACATTGTTGCTAGTGCTTCTGGATCTACTGGTTTATTCTTTAAAACTACATCTTCACAAATTGGAACTACTTTTTCAGCAGATACTTTAAATGCTTTTACTTATGTATCTGGAAGTACTACTACTTTATTTAGTGGAGCTACAAATACAGAAGCTTTAATTTTAAAAACTATTTCAGAAGGTGCTAACCAAAATAGTTCTAGTTCATTAGATATTTCTGGTTCATTAGCATCAGGTTCTGTAAATAACATCAGATACCAAATAGCTAATAACGATACATCTTCAGGAACTTTTAGTGTAATTATTCGTCAAGGAGATGATAATACAAATGATCAAATTGTGTTAGAAACTTGGACTAACTTATCTATGGATCCAACAGCACCAAACTATGTATCTAGAGTAATTGGTGATCAATATAAATCTTATAGTCAAGCTGATAACCAAATTGTAGTAAATGGAACTTATCCAAATGCTTCAAGATACGTTTATGTATCTAGTGTTGTAACACCAACTCCATTATATTTTAATAATACAGGTGTTGCTAAAGCTCAATTTACAGGTTCTGTACCTACAAACGGAAATGGTTCATTTAGTGGTGCTACAGGTAACTTAGCATCAGCAGGAGGAGCTTTATATTATGATGCTATTACTTCAGCAGCAACTAATATTCAAGGATTATTATCATCAAGTTATGATGATATGATTAGTTTATTATCAAATCAGGATGATTATCAATATAATGTTTTAATTACTCCTGGATTATATGCTGATGGAGCGGCTTTAGGTTCTTCTCAAGTAAATACAATTATTAATAACACAATGAATAGAGGAGATGCTATTTATGTAGTTGATTTAGAACCTTATGGTGCTACTATTAGTGCAGCAACTTCAGCAGCAAACGCTAAAAATACTTCATATGCGGCTTCATACTGGCCTTGGGTTCAAACAGTTGATCCTGATACTTCTCAATTAGTATGGGTACCAGCTTCAACGTTAGTAGCCGGTGTATACGCGTATAATGATAACGTAAGTGAGCCTTGGTTCGCTCCCGCTGGTATTAACAGAGGTGGCTTATCGACGGTAGTAAGAGCTGAAAAGAAATTAACTCAAGCAAATCGTGATACTTTATATACTAATAAAGTTAACCCAATTGCTACGTTCCCTGGAACAGGAGTTGTAGTTTATGGACAAAAAACATTACAAACTAAAGCAAGTGCTTTGGATCGTGTAAACGTTCGTCGTCTATTAATTTCTCTTAAATCATACATTGGCCAAGTAGCAAATAATTTAGTGTTTGAACAAAATACTATCGCTACTAGAAACTCATTCTTAGCTCAAGTTAATCCTTTCTTAGAATCAGTTCAACAACGTCAAGGTTTGTATGCTTTTAAAGTAGTAATGGATTCAAGCAACAACACTCCAGACGTAATTGATAGAAACCAATTAGTAGGACAAATTTACTTACAACCAACTAAGACTGCTGAATTCGTTTACTTGAACTTCAACATCTTACCAACAGGAGTATCTTTCCCAGCATAATTTTTTAAAAACGGAATATTTATAACAAAACAAAATAAACAAAATGGCAATCTTAGATCCTAACGAAATATTTTTCACCGCCTTTGAACCAAAACAGGCTAACCGATTCATCATGTATGTTGATGGTTTCCCATCATACATCATTAAAGCAATCTCAGCTGTAACGTTTGAACAAGGTGAAGTGGTTCTTAACCATATCAACGTTTACACAAAAGTAAAAGGTAAAACCAAATGGAGTGATTTAACTATGACTTTATTTGATCCTATTACTCCTTCAGGCGCTCAAGCGGTAATGGAATGGGTACGTCTACACCACGAATCAGTAACTGGTCGTGATGGTTATAGCGATTTCTATAAAAAAGATTTAACTATTGATGTATTAGGTCCTGTAGGTGATATTGTTTCTGAGTGGGTAATTAAAGGTGCGTTTATTAAAGGTGGTAACTTCGGTGAATATAACTGGGATACCGAAAACGCAGCTATTAACTTATCATTGACAATTGGTATGGATTACTGTGTATTGAATTTCTAATTAAAAGTAAAAATAAATTAAAAAAAGCTCGCATTTTTTGCGAGCTTCTTTTTTTCTTATATATTTATATAGGACAACAAAGTTATAACAAATAAAAATTATGGAAGAAAACAAACCATCATTCCCAACAGAAGTTATTGAATTACCTTCAAAAGGATTATTGTACCCTGAATCAAATATACTTTCTTCAGGAAAATTAGAAATGAAATATATGACTGCTAAGGAAGAAGATATTTTATCAAATAAATCTTACATTGAAAAAGGAATAGTACTTGATAAACTTTTAGAATCCTTAGTAGTAACTAAAGAAATCAATATTAATGATTTAATAGTTGGAGATAAAAATGCTTTATTAATTGCTGCTCGTGTTTTAGGTTATGGAAAAGATTATACTTTTACATATGATAATAATGAACATGAAGTTGATTTAAGTACTTTAGAAAATAAAATATTCGATGAATCTTTAATTACTAAAGGAACAAATGAATTCTCTTATACTTTACCTTCAACCTCAACCGAAATTACTTTTAAATTACTGACCGGAAAAGATGAATTAAACATTAATAAAGAAATTGAAGGTCTTAAAAAAATCTATAAAGATTCATCTCCCGAATTATCAACTCGTTTAAAATATATGATTACATCTGTTGCGGGTGATAGAGAAACTAAAACTATTCGTAATTTTGTTGATAATCATTTATTAGCACGTGATTCTAGAGCATTAAGAGAATATATTAGAAAAGTACAACCAGATGTAGATCTAAATTATACTTTGGATGGTGGTGTGGAGGTCACTATCCCAATTAATATTAGCTTTTTTTGGCCTGACTTCTGAGATAGCAAGTCAATTTAGACTTAATTTATTTAAACAAATACATGAGATAGTATTTCATGGAAAGGGAGGTTATACTTGGGAAACTATTTATAACATGCCTATTTGGTTACGAAAATTTACGTTTTTTCAAATTCAAAGCTTTTATAAAGAAGAATTAGAACAAAACCAAAACTCTCAATTAGGAAATAAAACCACTTTAGTAGATTCTACAGGTAAAGTTCAAGCTCCCGAATTTGCTAAAGGTAAAAAACCAGCAAGTTATAAATAGAATTTAATTACTTAATATTTATAACAAAACATACTTTATAATGGCTGAAGCAAATAAAAAAGATATTGCTGAATTAAGAGAAGAATTAAAAAAGTTAAAAAAGGAATACCAAGACCTAACAGGTGAACCTCTTACAATTATTAGACCAGATACTTTATCAACTTTTCAAGAGGTTAATGAAGCTATAAAATCAGTAAAATCTTCTATAGAATCTGCGGAAAGAAGTAATTTAAGATTTTCCACAGGCTTTAGAGATATACATGATGAAATTATTGCTATAACTGGAGAATTATCTAAAAGTAATTCTAATATAAATTTAGCTACTAAGGCTTTTAAGGGTACTCAAGATATTGTTCAAAAATTAAAATATGACGAACAAGATATTACTAAATTAAGTTTAAAAGATTTAGAATTATCAAAAGAAAAATTAAAACAACAACAAAAAGAAACTGTTGAAAGAGCAGAAGCTTTAGCTCGAGAAAAAGGAATTGTTGATATTGCTAAAACAAATTTAAAATTTCGTAGAGATCTTAATGAAAGTGAAAGAGCTATTTTAGAAGGTTTAAAAGCTGAATTTCCTATATATGATGATATTAATGATAGATTAGAAAAAAGAATTCATAAAGAAGAACAAATTAATAAACTTTTAGGTTTAGGAGGAGCAGCTTTACATAGTATAGAACATACTATGGAACATATTGGCTTAGGATCTTTAGCTCATCATCTTGGTATAGAAGAAGCCAATGAAAAGATGAGGGAAATGGCTGAGGAAATTGAAAAAGCTGGTGGAAATGTTAATAGTTTTGCTAATAAATTTGAAGTTTTAAAAACAGGATTATCATCAATTGGAAAAAACTTTACTCATCACTTAACAGACCCAGCAGTAGTAATGACTGCCCTTGTTGGAGGATTAATTCACGCTTTTCAACACGTTGATAAAGAAATTAGTGAAGTAGCAAAAGATATGGGTGTGGGTCGTGATGAAGCCCAAGGTATGGTTCTAGAAATGGAACATATGGCTAATCATTCCAACAATGTTTTTATTAACACAGAAAAATTAGTTAAAGCAAACACGGAATTAAATAAATTATTTGGTACCGCAGTTGTTATGAATGAAGAAATGCTTGTTAGTTATACAGAATTAACTACCCAAGCAGGTTATAGTGTAGAAGAAGCAAGTAAATTAGCCCAAATATCAGTTGCTAATGGTGATAGTATTAAAGAAAATACAAGTGCTATTTTAGGTCAAGTAGCAGCTTTAAATGCTGAAAATGGTTTAGCTATTAATACTAAAGATATAATGGCTGATATAAGTAAAATTTCATCAGCTACGACATTAACATTAGGAAATCAACCAGAAAAACTAGCCTCGGCTGCTTTTAAAGCAAAACAGTTTGGTATGGAATTAAATAAATTAGAAAGTATATCCCAAGGGTTATTAAATTTTGAAGAATCTATTAGTGCTGAATTAGAAGCTGAATTATTAACTGGTAAAGACTTAAATTTAGAAAAAGCAAGACAAGCAGCTTTAAATGGTGATTTAGCAACTGTTGCTGAAGAAATAGCAAAACAAACAGGTACAGCTGCTGAATTTGCTAAAATGAATGTTATTCAACAGGAAGCATTAGCTAAGTCTGTTGGTATGACACGTGATGATTTAGCTAAATCTGTTATGGAGAGAGAAGCTTTAGCTAAATTATCAGACCAAGAAGGAAACTCATCACAAGAAAAGTTTAATAATTTAGTAAAAGAAGTAGGTTTAGAAGAAGCTAAAAAAAGACTTGGGGATGAACAATTAGCTAATCAATTATCTTCTGTATCAACCCAAGAAAAACTAGCAGCTGCTGCTACAAAATTACAAGAAATATTTGCTTCTTTAGTAACACCTTTAATGCCTGTGTTAGATATTTTTGGTTCTATATTTGAAATTATTGGTCCTATTGTAGGAACAGTAGGGACATTAGTTGGATATTTATCTTCTGCTTTAAAATATTTAATTCCAATATATGGAGTTTATAAAGGAATTCAAGCTTCACAAACAGCCAGTTTAGTAATAAGTCGTTCAGCATCAATTATAGAAGCTGGTAAATTAACTTTATTACAAAGACAATTAGCTACTGAAGGTGAATTAAGTTTATTAGATAAAATAACACTTGGATTAGCTCAAGCTAAATTGTTTATATTTAATCAACAATATAGAACTAAAGTATTAGAAGCAACTCAAGAAAAAGTTATCCAAGGACTTAACAAAGTTTCTTTAGCAATTCAAGAAGCTTATCAAGCCATTAAATTAAGAGGTTTAGCCACAACCGCAAGAGATATAGCTCTGCAAACCGCACAGAAAGCTAAACAATTAGGAGGATTTTTAGTAGACGTAGGAAAATTTGCAATTAGATCAGCCATAGCTGTTGCTGGAATTCCAATTATAGGTCCTGTTTTAGCTGTTGGGGCTATTGCCGCTGCGGTTGCTGGAGGTATGTCTTTATATAATAAATTTAAAGGTGATGACGTTATATCTGGTGGATATGGAAAACGTACATTAATGGCACCTGAAGGTGCTATTGCTTTAAATGATAAAGATACAGTAATAGCGGGAACAGATTTAGGAGGAAAAAATAAATCTAAAAATAATGCAAGTGAAACAACTTCCCCAAGTACTTCCGCACCTTCAATTGATATAACGCCATTAGTTGATAGAATGGCAGCAGTAGAAGGATTATTATCTCAAATCTTACAAAAAGAAACTAACATTTATATGGATTCAACTAAAGTTGGAACTGGATTTGCAATGAGCACATCTAAAATTCAATAATCTAATATTTATAATAAAATAACTATGGGACTCTTAGACAAATTAACAAAAGACGGTTCATTATTAACTGCTTTAGATGGTAAAAAACCATTAGAATACGATAAAGTATCTAATTATCCAGAACAATTAAGTAAATCACAATTAGATTTAGATGGTAAAAAACCATTAGAATATGATAAGCAAACAGTTCAAATTGCTAGCTTAACTAAATCACAATTAGACTTAGACGGTAAAAACCCAAA